CGCTGCTTCATACCGACTGACCAGTTCGTTGTAGTTCCGGTCATAATCATCCTGGTTCTGCGCGACCCTGGCGTTCTCGGCTATGAGCTGCTGTATCTTGTCGGCCAGCAGGTTCAAATCTGTGCTTATCCTGTCCCGCTCCTCTTCCAAGTCTTCTGTGTCAGTGAGCCGTTCCTTCAGCAGTGTGATGCTGTCAAGTACGTCCGCTTTGTTTTCGATGAGCTGATTGACGGCCCGGACGAAGGCTTCCTTGATATCATCCTCTGTCAGATGTGGTGTCTTGCAATGGCTCTTGAACTTATCGTTGCATCGGTAGATGGTTCTGCGGTACTTGTCGGTCGAATGCCAGACCTTGGCCCCGTACCAGCCTCCGCACTGGCCGCACTTGATTTTGCTGGAGAAGATGGATACGCCGCTGTAACGTCCCCTGCCTTCACGCCGCCGCTTGATTTCTTCCTGTACCCAGTCGAAGACCTGCGGGCTGATGATGGCTTCGTGGTTATTTTCCACATAGTACTGCGGCACTTCCCCTTCATTCGCTTTCGTTTCTTTGGTCAGGAAGTTGACGGTGAACCGCTTCTGCAGCAGGGCATCGCCCTTGTATTTCTCATTTGTCAGGATGCTCTCTACCGTCCCCGGATACCAGCGTTTCTTTCTTGCCGGAGTTTCCAGCCCTCTGGAAGTCAGCTCCCTGGCAATGGAGTGGAAGGTATACCCGTCCAGGAACAAGCGGTAAATCAGTTTCACCGTCTTGGCCTGTTCCCGGTTGACGACCAGATTCCCGTCCGGTCCCCGGTCATAGCCAAGGAAATGGCCGAACGGCACACACACCTTCCCGTCAGCGAATCGCTTCCGATGGCCCCAGGTGACGTTTTCCGAGATGCTCCTGCTTTCTTCCTGCGCCAGGGAACTCATGATGGTGATGAGGAGTTCGCCCTTGGCATCGAGCGTCCAGATATTTTCCTTCTCGAAATATATCTCGATGCCCTTGTCCTTGAGCTTGCGTACCGTTGTCAGGCTGTCTACGGTATTTCTGGCGAAGCGGCTGACTGATTTTGTGACGATGAGGTCGATTTTCCCATCCATGGCATCCCTGACCATCCGCTTGAAGCCATCGCGGTGACGCGTGTTGGTAGCCGAGATGCCTTCATCGGTGTAGATGCCGACAAATTCCCAGTCATCCCGTTCCCTGATATAGTTCGTATAATAATCGACCTGTGCTTCATAGCTGCTGATCTGGTCATCATGGTCCGTGGAAACCCTGGCATAGCCCGCTACTCTCCGCTTCTTCCGGCTGTTAATCGGAGCCGCCGTATAACGGCTGATGGTGGCCGGGATGGCCCTTACTGTCTTTGCCACTTTTCTCCGCTCTCCTTTCTCCGTGCCTTGGGACGCCGCTTGGATGGCGTAGGCGTATAAGAAATCTCTTCTGTTCTCCCACTCTTGAAATGGACAGTCAAGCAGTCTGGCTTTCCGGCTTCGATAGATTCCACTTTTCCCCGGAATCTATCCTCATCAAAGTCCTCTAACCCCATGGCCTCTGCGGCCACACGCTTCAGGTCATCTTCCCGGATGCTGACCGATTCACATTTGCCGCCTTTGCTGCATCGCCAATAAACAGGCCTGTCATGCTTCGTTTTGCACCTCCGGAAAGAGGATCCGCACAAGGCGCACCGGACACGTGTCGTAAAGGCGGAGAACCGTGTTCCCTTGCCATTGGCCATGTAGTTTTTCATCCATGCCCTCTGGCGATCCTTATACTCATCGGTCCAGCAATCCTTTTTCGCCGTTGATACCCAGTGCCGGATAAGCTTCTGTCCGTTTTTCATACAGAAAACCATCACGTGGTATTCTGGCACTACTATCTTTTCGACCTGGTCAAGGAAGGCCTGCTCATCGAAATCATCCAGGCCTAGGACTTCTGTACTCTCCTTTACAAGGACTGCATGCGGGATACTTCCTTTTGCGCCGCAATTCCGGCCTTTCAGCTTATGGGAGCCACAATCCCAGAATTCTTCAAAGCCCCGGTCTGTGCGGCGATTGTGCATATAACTCCGACCGCAGATGCCGCATTTGATTTTCCCCGTGAAGCAGGTCGTATTCAAGGACTTATTGGCCAGCGCCCCCAGTTCCTTTCGCCGCGCCATCTCCTGCTGCACGTAATCAAAGGTTTCCTTGTCGATGATAGGCTCATGCGTATTTTCAACATAATACCTAGGAAGTTCTCCCCGGTTCTTCTTCCGCTTCTTGAGGATTGGATCCGTCACATATTCCTTCTGGAAAAGCATATTGCCGGTATAGGTAACATTGGTCAGGACAACCCTGATGTTGGAATCCATCCAGCGGCGGCCATTCCGGGTCGTGATGCCTTCGGCAGCAAATTCCCGTTCGGTTTCAAGACGTGACTTGCCATCCAGGAAATTCTGGAAGATGCGTCTGACAACAGCCGCTTCCTTGGGGACTATCACCAGGGTATCCCCTTCCCAACGATACCCGTAAACACGGAACCGCCCGTTAGGATTCCCCTGCTCAAATCGTTTCTTCACTCTCCATCTGACATTTTCGCTGATGGAACGGCTCTCTTCCTGGGCGAAGGAGGCCAGGATGGTCATCATCAGCTCGCCGTCCCCGCTCATGGTATGGATATTCTCTTTTTCAAACCAGACTTCGACGCCTAGCTCTTTCAAATGCCGGACGGTACGCAGAAGGTCTACGGTGTTGCGTGCGAAGCGCTGGATGGACTTGGTCAGGATGATGTCTATCTTCCCGGCTTCGGCATCTTCCAGCATCCGCAGGAATTCCTGCCTCTTCTTCATCCCCGTCCCAGAGATGCCATAGTCGGCATAGACCCCGGCGTATTCCCAGTCCGGGTTCTTCTGGATGAGGCTGCTGTAATAACTGACCTGCGCCGAAAGGGAATGGTGCATCCGCTCCGATTCCATGGATACGCGGGCATAGGCTGCGACTTTCTTTCGCTGCTTCAAATTTGGTATGCGTCGTTCAATCTTACGGATAGTCCGCATAGAATCAGCTCCTTTCGACACTATATATCACTCTGTTTGATACAATTATCAAGTGTATAAGTCCCCGGAAAACGGCGGATAGCGGCGGATCATCTCCTGCACGAAGTCCCGGTACTCCTTCCCGGTGATGAGCTTTTCGGCCAGCATCCGCCTTGCCAGATGCATCACCACCTGGAAGGCTGTTTCATTTTGAAACGACCTCTTATCCATGGCGGACACCTCCGAACCGGTATGCAATATAGCAGGCATGGGAGCAGAACTTCCGATGGCTGTTGCCATAGACGGTGAATTCCTTCCCGCAAGTCGGACAGGTATAGGTGTAGACTGCCTTCCGCTTCACCAGCTCCAGATGTGCATTCCACCACTTATTCCGACAGGCATCGCAGCAGAACCTTTTCCGCTTCCGCCCCGGATTCTGCTCAATCGGCTTTCCGCACTGCTCACAGACTGAGTCTGCCGACTTCGCCACCAGGCCGTGCCGTCGGCAGAACGACTTCACCGTGTTGATAGAAATCTGGAGCCGCGCCGCTATCCTGCCATACCCCGCCCCATCCCGGCGCAGGACAATAATCTGTTGTTTCTGTTCGCCCGTCATCATGATGGACACCTCCTGAAAATTTGGTCTTCAGGAGTAATAGGACAAAAAGGCTATCGTTAAGTACTTTTTAAGACAAAAAAATGGATGCCCATGATGAGCATCCTAATATTTCCATATTATTTTAATTTCCATTTAGTCCTTGACCATTCCTTTTTTGATGGCATCCACTCTTTCCTGCCTGGGCCGGAAATACTTTTCTTCTGCCGCCTTCCGGGCTACGATGGCATCATCCAATTCCGTATACAACCCCAAGGAAATCTGCTTCCGGTTCACCATGATGTAGGCGTAATATTTCTGCATATTTTCCCGCCAGCACACCCCGGTATGCCCGGAACGACTATTCCGATTAGTTCGCCTGTCCAGATAGGCAGGAGACAATCCTGCCTGATGAATCTGGTTCATGATTTTCTGGCCTTTCTCCCGTCCTTCCTGTTGTCCCGGGGAGGAATTTTCCGCCCTACGGCAACCACAGGAACGACTGTGACCATACAGCAAATCAATGATACTAACTCTTTTGGTTTTTCCACAGATGCACCGAACCAGGGCCGTCCGCTGCCCGCTTTTGCTTCTCTCTGCATCCGGATTCAGAACAGTCCAGTATCCGAACTTCTGCCCCTTGTGCAGTTTGAGTTTGATGGGGTGTAATTGTACTTTCGGACTGGCTAGGTATTCCTGAACAGCCTCATCCGACACCATCCACCCGGCAGAAGTTTTCTTTCCTTTGATTCTTCCTCTTCGAAGCAGATAGCAAACATTGCTTTCCGTACAGCCCAGAATTCTGGCGATTTCGGTTACACGGCTCATATAAACACCTCTCTGTACAGCTTACTTATCTTCCGCAGTATTCGCAGACTGTATCCACGCACTTCTGCAGATCTTTCTTGATGTCACTTTCCCAGAAACGAAGGACGAGCCAACCCATATCGGTTAGTTCATCATTGACATCCCTATCCCGTTCCACATTCCGCTTCAGCTTTTTCTGCCAGTATTCCTTGTTAGAGCCAATCTGTTCTCCGGGATGTTCTCTATGCCCCTTGGCATGCCAAAAGTCGCCGTCAACAAAGATAGCGATATGGCAGCGAGTGATGGCAATGTCCGGCGTACCAGGAAGTTTCTTATAGTTCTTCCGATACCGCAGGCCACGGTGCCAGAGTGCCTTTCGCAAAAGGATTTCTGGTTTGGTGTCCTTGCTGTGGATATGGCTCATAACCTTATGGATTTGCTCTTTTGAAAGAACCATTGTCACCATCCCTATCATAAATTCAACTTGTCAAATATTATAAAGGGTGATTCCACGCACCATAGCAAGTTTAGATGCAACATGATATAATAAAAAGACAGTATGTTATAAGATACACGAATATATTTAGAATTCAACAGTCCTATCGCCTTTATGAACCCAGTTTTTGCTATCATGGTACCTTCTTTTAAATCAGCGTAATTAGATAATCTGTACATGGAGGTGGTTCCCAATGGAAGGTATTCTTCTAAAACTCAACAAAGAACAACGAAAAGGATTGATTTCCACTCGGAATGATATGATTGGAAACATTACGATATATTTCTCAGAAGTTCCTGCTTCTATCAAAACAAATAGCACTGTAAGCTTCAAGCTTTGCAAAAGTGCTCAAGGAAATTACTATGCTAAATTTGTTTCAACCGTAAACCGCAATAAAGCCTTATATAACACTGAGAGCCGGGATCTATGGTATACGTGGGGAGAACAAGAAGAAGTCGACTTTATCGATAAAATAGTTCCTCACTTAGACCATAAAATAATAATCAACCTAGAAAAAGCCACTAAACCTTGGGTTATAGATCTCATCGACGAAACGTCAAATAAATTTGCCGACCTAAAAACCCAGAATACACCATTTTTCACTGCTGGCAGATATCTTTACAAAGGAAAACCATATGACCCAGCTTTTACAGTTACATTTAACCACAAAGATTACGAAAAATACAGAAAAGAGTACCCTTTATGTGATATATATTTTTGGGTAAACTGGAAACAACTAGAGTATCGGAATATCTCAATTCAACCAGTTCGGGGAATTTGGCGCGCAGAATTCAGAAACATGGCAAGAGAGATAGAAGATAAAACTGTTGCACTCCATTCATATTTGCATAGAAAGACTGATGATCACAATGCAAGGGATAGCTATTTATTCTGTCTCTCAGATGAGTCTATCTTTACCCGTTTGCTTTAATTAATAAAAGATGAAAGGATGAGGAACGATGTCGAGCTATACGATTGCAACAATCCAAAATCTAAATCTAGAAGAGCTGAAAGCATCCTATGAAGATGCTAAACAGATAGATTCTACCTTTGACTGGACAAATTTAGATTACATTTTTAATATCGCTTGTCACCATGTTGATCGTTTTCCAGGGATAAACATCAAAAACCATCAGTCCCCTGATACATATATCCATCGGTGGGTACAACGTTATTATGAAGCAGAAACAAATCTTCCCAGCAAACGTAAAACAAAGCCCAAGTCCTCCTGCACTGACCCAGCAATAAGAGAAATCGTCAGGGCAACACGAGGCTTATCAAATGATGAAGCTATGAACTGTGAAAACGTACATAACCTATTTATGTCAGCTGAAAATATTCAAGGAAACCTTTTAGAAGAATATATTGCGTTAAAGACCAGAAAATATGGTTTCCTGTGGTGTAATGGCAATGTGTTACGTGCAATTGATTTTTGCAATACAGATGGCTCTTTATTTCTCCAAATAAAAAACAAGTCAAACACCGAAAATAGTTCAAGCAGTAATATTCGGGAAGGTACCAATATAAAAAAATGGTTTCGATTGGGAACACGTACACAGAATGGCCAAAAATACCCGGACTATAAATGGGCTGATTTAAACGCTATCATTAACAGTAATAGGACTGATAATCATGAATTGAATCCATGTCAGCTGTCTGAAGAAGAATATATATCTTTTTTGGATAATGTAGCAACACGAAACACTGAACTAATAACTGATAAGTAAGCATGATGGCAGCGGATTTTAGAAAAAGCTGCTATCATGCTTGAATTCACACTCTTAACCCGACAATCCTAATTTTCTGTTTAAGCCCGTTTATTCGGGCTTATCTTTTTTATGACGCATTTTATTGAATTTTTGTACCATAAAATTCCGCCAAGATATATCACTGGTATTTTTATATCTTGAATATTTGAAACCTTCTATTTGGGGTAGTTTCTCGTTATTCATATCAGCAATAATAGTACGCGCAATCGCTTCTCCCAGTTTTACTGGAACAGCATTCCCAATCTGTTTATACTGCTCAAGTATAGGCCCACAAATTTTCCATTCTTCAGGGAATCCTTGAATTGCACTGTACTCCTCAACACTAAGCGGCCGATTTTCTGTAGGATGGCATAAATCGGTAGCCGGCATCGTGGGATTCGTAACAAGGGTCGGGGACGGTTTTTTAAAGGAGAGTCTTCTGTAGAATCCTGTTTTCCCTCCTCCTAATTCCAATTTTTTCCCCATGGCTTCTTTTTGTATTTCGGGAGGGAGATTTTTCCAATATTGTCCTTCTGTGAGCATCCGATAATACTTAAGTCTGGCCTCCGGAAACTCAATATAATGCTGTTCCTTTTGTTCTACCCCATCCAAGGCTTCTGCTAGTGTAACCCATGATGGCAACCCATCAGCAGGGTTATCAGAATGGGTGGGCGATAGATAGTCTACCTTTGAACCATTCAATTTACCAATAATTACAACTCTTTCCCTGATTTGTGGGGCTCCAAAATTTGCTGCATTGTATAATTCAAATGAAATCGTGTATCCTGCAGATTTCAACCGGTCTAATATTACACACAACGCCCCTCCCTTGATTGGTTCTTTAAATTCTTTATATGGATAAGGGGCCGATAAGAGTCCCCTTACGTTTTCGATAACAACGTATCGCGGCCTTATTTTTTCTACCACATCAATGTAGCGCAAGAAAACATTTCCTCTATCATCATCAAACGCTCTTCTAGCTCCAGCAGTACTGAATGCTTGGCATGGTGGCCCGCCAAATATCACATCAATTTTCCTGTTGGTAGGAATTCTGGCCATTTTGAGGATTTCATCTGGGGAATATTTATTGATATCACCAATAAGAGCCATATTAGGGACGTTTTCGTTTATCGTCATACGGCAATACTTATTGAACTCACATGCTAATATTGCATTTATCCCTCCATTGCGCATACCAATGTCCAGTCCCATAGCACCTGAAAAGAAACTCAATGCAACTATTTCTGGAATGTCATCCGTTAAGCGTTCATGGTCATCGGGTTCAATACAAAAGTTATTATCCTTAATAAAATTATTAACATTATCTATTTCGAAAAGCCATTGTTTCCCTACTCTTGTTGCATCTATTTTTTTCTCAGTTATTAATTTTCTAACGTACTGAGGGGTAACTTTCAGTTTTTTAGCAACATCCTTTACAGTGAGTAAATCAGAAGCTTCATTCATAGGTCTATTTTCCTTTCTTTATCGCAAATTTCTATAGACCCTATATTATCTCCTTTTACAAAATTTTTCAACCCCCTCCTCATTTCAAAATATAAGTGCCAACTTTAAGGAGCTCTATCACTTCCTCAATACAGAATAAAGCCGGTACAGAACATCCTTCCCGATGTCCCGTACCGGCTTTTTCTCATGCAATCTTCTGTTTTACATCAGCCACGATGGCTTTGACCGCCTGCTGCATCAGGGTGATGTAGAGTCGGTTGCGGATTTTGACCCACCAGCTGGTTGTGGTCTGGATTTCCGCTTCCAGCGGATCTGTGAGGTTCTTCATCTGGGCTTCCACCAGCTTCTGGACGTCATCCAGGTCGATGGACTTGATGGCTGCTTCGGCTTCGCTACTGGCAAAGCCTACGACGGCATCGGCGACAGCTTTCCTGATTTCTTCACGGTTCATGGTCATTTACCTCCTAAAATCAGCTGTTCGTAATCGGTGATGCCCCGTGCCACTGCTCTGGCCAGGGCATCCTGGGCATTGGCCAGGATTTCTTCATCATCTGGATTGGTGATGAAGGCCAGCTCGACCAGGACAGCGGGCATGTCGGTGTTCGTGAGGACATACAGGCCGTTGACGCCGGGCGTGGCAATCTTCACGCCACGATCTTTCGTATCCAAGGCATCGACAATCTGGTTCTGGATGCAGCTCGCCAGCATGCTGCCACGGTAACTGCCGGCACAGGCCCAGGTTTCCGTGCCGTTGGCTTCTTCGGCTTCAGCGGCATTGCAGTGGATGGACACGAAGATGTCGGCATCACTGGCATTGGAGGCCTCGCAGATTTCCTCCAGGCTGTCAGACTGGAGCAGTTCTGTTGCTACTCCTGCCGCATTCAGGTAACTTTCCGCAGATTGACCGACTGCCAAAGCGACATCGCACTCACGCAGACCGCTTTCACTATTGACGGCTCCCGGGTCGGGATGGCCGCCCGGCGCATGACCGGGATTCAGGAATACTTTCATGGTTTTTCTTCTCCTTTCTGATGAACGGCGGACTTCACGGTGCCGCCGATGTAACCGAGAAGCCCTGACGCAATGGACATAGCCAGTTCGTTCAAGGCATAAAAAATCGCCAGGATCAGTGCTGTGACCAGACCGATGATGACGATACAGTCAGGAATATTGATTTTTTCAAACAAATTTATCCCACCACCTTAATCGTCAGTGTCACTTCGGTCTTTGACTCGGCACTTTCTTTTAGATAGGCATATAAGGCATCCGATATTTTCCCCATCATGGTGACTCCTAAATCTGTATCTTTTTCATAAGACAGCTCTGCGCTATCCGTTATCCCTGTCCCCGTCGTAAGTTCAACCTGGCAGCCCGCATAGCGTTGTTCTCCCTCTACCAGGAACAGAATGCCTTTATCACTGTCATTGCCAGCAAGCAAGGCCCCTCCTATTTTAGGAGTCTCCGGTGATTGTTTCGTCGTGGCGAGCAGATATCCCATCAGCCACTGGGTCCCCTGTCCCGTCAGCGTAAGGCTTACATCTGTAAAAGGAACCGTGGGAATCGGGATTGCGTCTGTTGCACTTACCACCATCCCATTGCTGATGGATACCGATGCAAAGGCATTTTGGCGATTGGAACCGGTGCTTTCCTGCTCCGCCCCATTGATGGTGATTTTGCCGGCATAATAATCGGCATCCGCTTTCAGGCTGATGTCCAGGGCATCCTGGTATTCTGTAGCATAGATGGTATTTCCCTCCAAATCCGTCTGTGAGGACAAATCCGGGTGATTGCAGGAGACCGTAAGGTTCTGATGCTCCTTTTGAATCAGCGTAATCTTTTTGCGGGTATCTGCCCCCTGTGATAACTCAGCTGTTCCCACCACCAATTCTCCCTCTGAGGTATAAAACCGCTTGCCTAGTGCCACATCACTTGCTTCTGCCGTCGTATCAGATACTTCACAAAAACGCGCTCTGCCGCCGTTCTTCAGGGGAAGCAATACAGCCGGCACCTCGCTGTAGCTGGCACCGGCAATCTTCACATCAACTTTCATTGCTTCATCCCCTTTACTCGACCGTCAGCACCTTGGTCAGGCTGTCCTGGGATACGGTCACGGTTGTCAGGCTCCCGGTCACTTTGGTGCCATTGACGTAGGCCGTCTTGCCGCTGATGATGGTGCCGGCTGCCGCTGTGGCATCGCCCGTATCGACGACACTGGATTTGCCGGACACGCCGAGGATGGTCACGCCAGCCTTGATATTCCCGCTGACCAGCTTGGCCTGTTCCTCGCTGCTGATGCGGACTGCCCCTTTGCCGTTATGGAACCCGGCCGGGATGGTATACGTGCCATCGGCCTTGCTGATACTGCCGCTGACGGCTCCGTTATTGGACATGGAACCCGCGACAAAGCCGTTCCCGATAAAAGCGGATTTCCCCGTCAGGATATCGCCCGATGCCGCCGTAGCCCCAGTCGTATCATAAAAGACAGCGGTACCTTCCCCCTCTGCTAGAGGAATCGAGACCTGCGGCACCTCTGCATAGATAACGGAATTGATTTTTACATTCTTCGCCATATGAATTGCTCCTTTACTCGACTTTTAATTCATACCCATTAAAACTGATTCTGCCATAATTCGACGGAATGGCAGCTACCGTCACCCGGGAAAGTGCCGCATGACCGCTGTCAGCGGTGACGACCTGTTCCTCGTCGGATGGGACGATGCATTTTTCCTGAAAGTCCCCGGAAGGGGCTTGGGGCATGGAAAGAATGCCGACAAGGTTGTTCCCCTTATGTGCCATTGTCCGTCACGCCCCTTTCCAGGAAAAAAGGCCGGGGCGGAATAAGGGTATCGGTGTATCCGTTCTCCCGCACCAGCTCCACATCATAGATATAACGGCCGCAGGGAAGGTTCCGGGTATCGTCCGGCCAGAAAACCAGGAAGCACGCCGCCCCTTCCTGCCGGATGCCCTGTTCCAGTGTCTTGGTCAGGACAGGCTTTTCATCGGCAAAGTTTTGTTTCAGCGTGAACGCCAGCTCATCGTGCTTTCCAGGGATGAAAGGTTCCCCCGTCACACGGTCGCAAATGACCAGGCGGATTTCTGCCGAATCACCCCTCACAAGGCGGATCCGGTTCTGCACTACAGAGAAGCTCATTTCCATCCCCCCTGTTCCGGCTGCCGCTGTTCCATGGCATCCAGTCTGCGGTGGGCATGTTCTGCCAGGGCTTCCACCCGGGACAGCCGTTCCGCCATCTTCTGCCGCTTGGCTTCCGTATCCGACAGCTGGCGGCGAAGTTCTGCGATACAGTCCCGGAGGCTCCGCACCGATTCATTCAGCGGCTTGATGACGCTGAAATTAAAGATGACGCCGCAGAGCATCAGGACCGATACCAAGGATGCGGCCATCTGTAACCATTCAGCCATATTCCTCACCTCCTAGCCTGTCCGCTGGAACATGTACACGACGATGGACGGCTGCATGTTGTTGTGCGGCTGGCCACCACCCGTCCGGGAAAGGCTGTGGGA